GATACTATCGTAGGAAAGAATATGCATAACATAAGATCAGTAGTTAGAAAGGTAAACAATCCTTATATAGATAAAATACCAGAAAGGATTAGACAGAAATATGGACACATCAGATTTTAGTTTTATATTTTTAGGTCAGTCTGTATTAAGATATCAAGTGCCACTTGATGTATATAATAGTATTAATCATATTTATGAAACAAAATACCCTGAACTTAAACGTGCTAACAAACAATTAGTAGGTAAGATTGAAAAAGAACATAGTTTATTTTTTGATGCTCCAGACAATAATAAAATGATTAGACATAATCATTTACCACAAAACGTATTACGATGGTTTCATGAAAAATTTACACACTATCTACAATGGAACAAAATAAGAGAATATAAAATGCATTTAAATTCTGTGTGGATTAACACTATGTTTGAACATGAATATAATCCAGTACACGTGCACCAAGGAACATTGTTTACAGGTCTATCCTCTGTTATGATTTTAAAATTACCACAAAGTTTTGGTGTAGAATATTCATCACCAGATGCACCGCAAAATGGTAGACTACAAATACTAGGTTCAGCTTCTGGTCAATTTGCACACATAGATTATCAACCAGATATTAAAGAACGAGATTTTTATATATTTCCATATGACATGAGACATACAGTGTATCCATTTAATGGACCAGGATATAGAAGAACTCTTGCTGCAAATATGGATGTGCAATATGATCCAATTAGAAACAGAGGAGTAAGTTAATGCTAGAACCTCATTATCAAATATTTAAAGATAAATTAAAAGAAGTAAAATTTAAAGATATGAAAACTCATTTTCCAACAGTAGGTAAATTTGTAGAAAAGATAAATCCAGATTTTGAAAAAAACGGATTATTGTGTCCAATCGTTTTAGATTCTGATAGTATACATATTAGAAGTGGTGTCCATAGATATGAATATTTTAAAGATAAATATAATTCTACTTTATGTTATGTAGGTCAAAATCATGAAGAAACAAAATTTTTTCAATACTTAAATATTTTTTGTTGGGAAAATTATCCTGTTAAAAAACCAGAATTTTTAAAAGCAATGTATGAAAAGGCGGTAGAGAGTGTACGAAAATAGACATATTACAGAACCTAAATGGAAAAGTTGGATAGTTCAAACAACTACACCATTGTTTACACCAGATCAGTGTAGACAGATTATAGAATGTGGAAGAAGACAACCACCACAAAAAGCACAGGTAGGTATGGGTAAACCAGGTGGTGGTACAGATACAAAGAAAAGAGTTACAACAATATCTTGGATACCGTTTAAAGAAATGGAACCTATGTATCGTGATCTTAATAATTTTATACAAAAAGCAAATGAAAATCATTTTGGATTTGGAGACATACAAGTCACGGAGAACGCACAGTTCACAGAATACCCTGAAGGCGGGTTTTATGATTGGCATATGGATTGCGATGTGAACATGCAGCACGAACCACCGGTTCGAAAAATATCAATGACATTATTATTAAATGATCCATCAGAGTTTGAAGGTGGAGATTTAGAATTAATGGCACCAGGTAAGTTTGCAGAACTAAAACAAGGTCATGCGATAACATTTGCGTCATTTATAAACCACAGAGTTAATCCTGTAAGACGTGGTGTTAGACAATCTCTTGTTGTTTGGTTTGGAGGTAAACCTTTTAGATGATTAAAGAACAATTTTTTCCAACAACTATATATGGTAAAGATGTTAAGTTAGATAACGAATTATTTGCTAATGAAATAATTGAGTGGTCTAAACGAGATCCAGGTGTTAAAAAAACAAACCGTAACGGTTGGCACTCTACAACAGAAATGCATCAGATACCTGTATTTAAACCTTTAGTAAATGAATTGTTTATAATGATGAATGATATATGGAAAGAAGAATGGTTAGATAGAGAACCCATATTAGGTAATATGTGGGCTAATATAAATCCACCAGGTGGATCTAATGCCCCACACATACACCCCAACAGTTTATTTAGTGGTGTATATTATATTAAGTCTCCAAAAAATTCTGGTGATTTAGTTTGTAATGATCCAAGACCAGGAGTTCAATTAAACATGCCTGTAAGAAAAGAAGGTAGACCACCAAAACATTTATGGAGAGAGTGTCATTTAAAACCAGTAGAGGGTAGAATAATTATATTTCCATTTTATCTTTGGCACAATGTTGAATCTAATCAATCAGATAATATAAGAATATCAGTAAGTTTTAATTTTATACAACATGGCTTTTAATAAATATCAAGTAATCAAAAATGCGGTTAGCTATGAATTAGCTAATTTTATATTTAACTATTTTCTTCTTAAACGAGATGCAGTTAAATGGATGTATGAAAATAATATTACATACGATACAGGATTACATGGAACATGGTCTGATACACAAGTTCCTAATACATACTCGCATTATGCTGATAATGTTATGGAAACATTACTTGTTAAAATGCTTCCAGTTATGGCTAAAGAAACAGGGCTTAATTTAGTGCCTACGTATTCATACGCTAGAATATATAAAAAAGGTGACATATTAAAACGTCATAAAGATCGACCTTCTTGTGAAATATCTACCACATTAAATCTTGGTGGAGATCCATGGCCTATATTTATAGATGGTACGGGGGCTGACAGCGTCATAGATGAGCGTAAGAATATACATAAGCCGAATGCACCAGAAGGCACGAAAGTCTTGCTTGATGTAGGGGATATGCTAGTATATAGTGGTTGTGAACTAGAACATTGGAGAGAACCTTTTGAAGGGGATGTCTGCGGACAAGTCTTTCTTCATTATAACCATGTTAATGGTCCTTTTGCTGAAAAAAATAGGTTCGACAAAAGGCCGATGTTAGGTGTTCCGCCAATACGGAATATGTAATATGAGGTTATATGCTACAAAAATTAGGTTTTCTACCTGGATTCAATAAACAAGTTACAGCTACTGGTGCTGAGTCCCAATGGACTGACGGGCAAAATGTGCGTTTTAGATATGGCACACCTGAAAAAATAGGTGGTTGGAATCAATTAGGAGAATCAAAACTTACTGGTGTTGCAAGAGGTTTGCATCATTTTATTAATTCAGCCTCAACTAAATTTGCAGCCATAGGTACAAATAGAATTTTATATGTATACTCTGGAGGAGTATATTACGACATACACCCTTTAGTTAATCCATCGGGTACAGCAATTACCAATGCATTTAGCACAACTAATAACGATAGAGAAGTAACAATAACTTTTCCTGGTTCTCATAATTTTCAAGCAGGAGACATAATATTGTTTGGTGATGCTTCTACATTTTCAGCTATTACTAATTCTAATTTTGGAGCTTCTGATTTTGCTGATAAAAAATTTATGGTAACAAGTGTACCAAGTTCTACTACTATAACTATTACAATGCCAACTGCTGAAACAGGAAGTGGAGCAACTACTTCTGGAGGAATTACTTATTATCAATATTACCACGTAGGACCTGCAGAACAAGTTGGAGCTTTTGGTTGGGGTATAGCATTGTGGGGTGGAAGTGTTTTAGGATCAGCTACAACAACTTTAAATGGAGCACTAGCTGATGATACTAATGGTAATAATGGATCAGCTACAGAAATAACTTTAAATAGTGTTACAGGTTTTCCGACTTCAGGTACAAATTATGTTCAAGTAGGATCAGAAGAAATATCTTACACGGGAATTACAGGTTCAAAATTAACAGGCATTACTAGAGCTGCAAGAGGCTCTACTAGGTCATCACACTCTAATGGAGCAACTGTAACTAACACATCTTCTTGGACTGGATGGGGATCACCTGCAGCTAACACTGATAAAGTAACAGATCCTGGTCTATGGTCATTGGATAACTTAGGTTCAACACTGATTGCATTAATACATAACGGAGAATGTTTTCAATGGGATGGAGACGCATCAAATGCAACAGCAACAAGAGCAACTATTATAACAGGCGCGCCAACCGCATCTAGAGATATGTTAGTATCTACACCCGATCGTCACTTAGTATTTTTTGGAACAGAAACAACTATAGGTGATAAATCTTCACAAGACGATATGTTTATTAGATTCTCAAACCAAGAGGATATAAATACTTATACACCAACAGCAACCAATAGTGCTGGTACACAAAGACTGGCCGACGGATCACGGATCATGGGAGCTGAACTTGGTAGAAATGCAATCTATGTTTGGACAGACACAGCTTTATTTACCATGCGTTTTGTAGGTGGAGACTTTGTGTTTGCTTTTGAACAAGTTGGTACCAACTGTGGATTGATAGGTATGAATGCAGCTGTTGAAGTTGATGGTGCTGCGTATTGGATGTCTGAAAATGGTTTCTTTAGATATACCGGTAAACTAGAATCTATGGACTGTTTAGTTGAAGACTATGTCTATGATGATTTAAACCTTACATCTAATCAATTAATTTATGCAGGTATTAATAACTTATTTGGTGAAGTAGTTTGGTTTTATCCAACATCAACATCTAATTCAAATAACAGAGCTGTATTTTATAGTTATTTAGATTCAACATCTAAACGTCCAATATGGTTTACAAATGACAGCACTTTGTATGTTAGAAGTGCTTGGGAAGATTCTGCTGTTTTTGGTTTACCACACGGCACAAAATATAATCCTGACAATGATGTTTCATTTGATGTTACCGGTAATACAGACGGTGTAACAATATATTTTGAACATGAAACAGGAGTTAATCAATTAGAAGCAGGAGCTGTTACAACAGCCATTCCTGCTGATATTACTTCTGGAGATTATGATATAACACAAAAAGTTGTAAGAGGAGCTGCAACTAATCTAGGAGATCTTAGAGGTGATGGTGAAAATATTATGCGAGTAAGCAGGATTATACCTGATTTTATTGCTCAACAAGGTAACACAGTTGTGCAATTAGATTTAAGAAATTATCCTAATAACACAGCAGCTAGCTCATCACTAGGACCATTTACTATTACATCATCTACTACAAAAGTAGACACCCGAGCAAGGGCAAGAGCTGTAGCTCTTACAATTAAAAATACGGCTGTAGATACAAGTTGGAAATTAGGAACTTTTAGGTTAGATATACATGCTGGAGGAAGACGATAATGCAAATAATGGAAGCAGCGGTATTAGAATTTGCTAAAAAATATGGTATGCAAAAAGCCATAGAATATTTTGGTTTAGATAAACAAGCACAAAACCCTAAATATGCAATTAGTTTAGGTAACATGACTTTTGACCCTGTAAACATGGCTAAACGAGGTCTTCTTAATACAGGATTAAAGAGTGTAATGAGTGGAGGCTTAAAAGGTATAATGGGTCCAGCGGCTTTAATTGGAGGTGCTTTGTTTTTAGGTCAAAGATATAATCCTTTAAATCCAAAAGCAGTAAACTACAACCCTAATCTTTCAAAACAAATAATAGATTTAAGGAGTAGGGGAATGTTAAATGATCGTAATCAAATTACATCAGGACCATTAGCAGGAAAAAATTTAGTGTCTATGTTTGGAACTAATGATTATGGTCAAATGTTACAAGACAAAGTAGATTGGTATGAAGATAGAATTACTTCAGGTAAAAACTATAGTGAAAAAGGATACAAGGAAGCTAAAAACGAAGCTATAGAAGAATCAGGTATTGGAGTTAATATAGATGGTGTAACAATGTCTGGTGCTGACTATCAAGGTGAGACAGGAAATAAATCTAGTAATAAAAGTAGTTATCAAGGTCCAACAGGTAAAGATATTCACGGTAATGGTGGTGGTAAAAATGGCAAAGACGATGGAGGAGAAGGTGGATATGGTGGCTTTTGTTTTGATCCAAACACTCTTGTGCAAATGGCTGATGGTAGTGAAAAGAAAATTAAAGAAATACAACTTGGTGATCAAACCAAAGGTGGTGAGGTTACTGGTGTATTTCAATTTAAAGC